TTTATATAATCAACTATGCCTTTACCAAAAATTTCAACTCCAACATATGAGTTGACATTACCATCAAATAAAAAAAAGATTACATATAGACCTTTTTTAGTTAGAGAAGAAAAGATTCTTATTCTTGCATTAGAAAGTAATAGTTCTGTTGATATTACTAGAGCAGTTAAAGATGTATTGAAAGAATGTGTAATCACAAGAGGAGTTAAGGTTGACTCTTTACCAAGTTTTGATATTGAATATTTGTTTCTGAATATTAGATCAAAATCTGTAGGAGAATCAGTAGAGCTTACAGTCACTTGTCCTGATGATGAAACTACACAAGTAGAATGTACAATTAATATTGAAGAAATTCAGGTAAAAATTCCAGAGAATCATACCTTAGAAATTAAAGTAGATGATTCAATTAATTTAAAAATGAAATATCCTTCTCTTCAGGAGTTCATTGATAATAATTTTAATTTTACAAACACTGGAAATAGTAAAGATACTATTAGTAAGTCTTTTGAAATTGTTGCATCTTGTATTGATATGGTATATACAAAAGATGAAAGTTGGTCTTCAGGAGATGTAAGCAAAAAAGAAATTGTAGAATGGTTAGAAACATTTGATTCAATTCAATTTAAAAAAATTGAATTCTTTTTTGACACTATGCCAAAACTTACTCATACAATGCTAGTCAAAAATCCAAACACTGGAGTTGAGAATGAAATAGTATTAGAAGGGTTATCAAGTTTTTTCGGATAGTCATTGGTCATGAAGACTTAGTAACTTTTTATAAAATTAATTTTGCATTGATGCAACATCATAAATATTCTTTGAGCGACATTGAAAATATGATTCCTTGGGAACGTGAAGTTTATCTATCCTTATTGGAAAATTATATCAATGATGAAGATGAAAAAGCAAAAAGAGCAAAATAACAAATCAAATTAATGGCATTACCTCAACCACCAGAAGGAGTATTAGACCCCAAACAACCTTGGTATAATGCGAAGGTTGGTGAAAAAACTTGGATAATACTTAAAGCTAAACTTACTGGTGGAGAAGCATTTGGCACTGGGTATTCGTCAGTTGTAAATTTAACAAATGCTGATGCTGATAAATTAATTGCAAATCTAAAGAAAGATCCTAGGGGATATCCTCAGATGAATGAGGGTGGTGGGGGTAGGGATACTTATGATAATATTATAGCATATCAAAAATGGTTGGAAGAAGAGTATCTTGAAAAACCATTTAGAAAACAAGTAGATGATAAGATGGAAGAAGCTGCAATTGCAAGCAGACTGAAAGAGATAGATGAAGAAAGAAAAACTTTAGAAGATCAAAAGAAAGAAAAAGCTAAATCATTTATTTCAAAATCTTCTACCTTTAGACCAGGAAAAACAATTTCCCTTAAGACTACTAAAGTTTCAGGACTTATTCCAAAAAGATCTGTACCTGCAGGACTAGAATCTAAAATTAGTAATAATTTAAATTCAGAATCTGAGGATGGCCAATCTGAGAATGATACAAATAAAATTTTAACATCTACTTTAGGTAGACTGACTCTCAATTTTGTCCAAATTAGCGATAATATGGACAAAATTAAAGAGGTAATTGAAAATGATTATAAACAGGCAAAAGATATTAATAAAAATGAAGTTAGAGATTATAAAAAACGTATAGCTAATAGAGGTAAAAAGTTAACTAAAGAAGATCTTGGTGATCCTAAATCAAATTTATCTGATGCAATCAAACCATTTATTGGAGGGTTCTTTTCTGGTGTTGGTGGAGCAATAAGATCATTAGCAGCATTTAATCTAATTGAAGCTTTAGTAAAAGGTGATTATGGTGCTGCTTTTAAATCACTATTAGGAATTGGGATTACATTTATTCCAGCAATTGGAGCGATGATTGCAGGAGCAATTTTAAAATCTTTGCTTAAATCAGTGGGAGCTGGTGCTGGTGGTGTTGTTTCAGGTGTAGGTGCTCCACCAAGAAGGTCTAGACCTAGGGGTGGGGGAGGTGGTATTGGTAAATTTGGATCTATGATTGCATTAGGTACAGGAGCTCTTGCATTGGGTAGTGCATATGTAGCATCTCAGGGAGATCAACAACCAGAAAATACACAATCTAGATTAGAAGACCTTACTACAGAACAAAAAGGATTAACTGGGAATGGGTTGGGTGTTATTACTCAAAATGATTTAAAGAAATTTCAAGAATTAAATAATAAATTTGAAAAAACTTTAGATATTTTACTTGTAAAATCAACTGGAACAACTCCTGGTGCTGGAGGAGGACCTGGATCACAAAGTACTAGTCCACCTCCAAGTACAGATGCTGCCAATATGAATGCTGAGGCAAGGGGATCTGTGCCAGGAATGCAGTTTGATAATGCTGGTATGGTATCTTTATTAAAAGGAGTTGGAGCTACAGATGAAGAAGCCATAAGATTAGCTGCAATTGGAAAGTATGAATCTTCAGGAGATTCTAAGGCTCAATATACTCCACAGGAAAGTGGTGGGGCTGATGATTCATATGGACTTTTTCAAATAAACATGATTGGTAATTTGGGTCCAGCTAGAAGACGTGAATTTGGACTTTCTACTGATGCTCAGTTATTAGATCCAGTAACAAATGCTCAAGCAGCATTGAAGATATTGAGAGACTCTGGGTATTCTGCATGGGCAACAAATAATAAAGTTACTCAAGCAGATTTGGAAGAAGGTCGCAAAAGTCTGAGACTAAAGATCTCTCCACCTACTCCTGCACCAACTCCTACTCCAACTCCTACTCCTACTCCTAGAACAACTCTTCCAGTTACACCCACACCTAGAGGTGGTTATGGTGGTGGTAATGCAAGTTTGCCTCCTACAAATAGAGAAGTTTTGGTAAGTTTAAATCCAACTGCAGTAAATCCTCCTGGTGGTGGTGGCAGCACAGGTGATGGTAATAAAGATATTGGAAATGTTGATCCAAATTATCATAACATTGATCCATTAGGTAGACTGAATAGATTTACATTAGGAGTGATGGGATAGATAATATATGGATACTGAAACTCTACTAGAAGCTCCAAAAAAACAAACTAATATTGTAACATCAACTACTAAACTTACTAACTTAGTTGAATTTTCAACTAAAATTAAAAATAATTCAGTTTCATTAAAAAAAATATTTGAGAGTGGAACATACCAAAGAAAAACTCAACTTTCTGTATTAAATCGATATAAAAAAAGAATTGATGCAATTGAACGTGAGCAAGATAAAAAATCTTCTAAAAAATCTAAAAATAAAAAAAAGAAAACTGAGTTACCTAAATTTAAAGGATCATTTTTTGCTGCAGGATCTTCTGATGATCCATTAAAAGCTCTTGGTACATTAGCAGCATTTAATACTATACAAAAAATATTGAATAATGATTTGGCTGGGGCATTTGCACCTGGATTAGTTGCTGCTGCAGCACTATTAGGTCCCGGGTTATTGGGTATGGCTGGAAATGCTGCTTTTAATAGAGGTCCAAAAGTTAGGAGGGGTTTTGATGTTACTGGAAGAAGAGTATCTAGACCTACACAAGAAAGATATAAAAGTAGGTATGGAGATAATCAATTCAAAAATAGATTTGGAAATGATGCTCTCAAAAGATCTAATAAAGGAGTAACTGCTATAAAATCCACATCTGCTGGTGGAGGTGCAGTAAAAACTGCAACTCAAGGTGGTAGAATAGCAAAATCATTTGGAAAGTTTGGAGCTTCTATAATACCAGGTATTGGTGCTGTTGTTGGAGTTGCTGATGCAACATTGAGATCTCAAGCAGGAGATGAAGCTGGTGCTGCTATTGCAGGAACTGGAGCTGCTTTAGATGCTGCTGCTGCTGCTAGTGCTGCAACAGGAATTGGACTTCCAATAGCAGGATTACTTTCTATTGCATCATTTGCTTTAGATCTAACTAATTTGGTTCGTGATTTATCTGGAATGAGTTCAAATGAAGAAGAAAAAAATAAAAACAAATTAAAAGAAAAAACAAAAGAACAAAAAGATTTAGTAAAACCACAAAGTAATCTAACATTTGCAACAACTCTTGTTGGATATGAAAAGGCACTAACGAAATTTCAAAAATTTGCAATATCATTTAAAAGCAATTCATCTACTGAAGAGGGTGGAGGATCTGCACCTCCACCACCAGCAAATGCAACTGAAACTTATGATGGTCCAATCAGTGGAGATCAATATTATCCATTACCTGGAGGATCTTTATCTACAAGAGCTAATGGAGTTCCTGGTGGAGAATATGGAACAACAAGAAGTTATCCTGGTGGACATAGTGGGCAAGATATTGGTGGACTTCCTGTAGGATCTCCAGTTGTAGCTTGGAAAACTGGAAAAATTAGATATTCAGGATCAGTTGAAGCTGGGGATACTATTTTAACAATAGATCATGGAGGGGGAATTGAATCTGTATATAAGCATGTTGTACCAACAGTACCTGCAGGTACAACTGTTTATGGTGGACAACAAATTGCAACTTTGTTAGCTGCAAGAGCATATGCAGAACATTTACATTTTGAAATTTTTAGGGGAGGATCTCACAAAAATCCATTAGATCAACTTAATAGTTCTCAAAAAATTCCAACTCCTTTGAGTGTTGAAAGAGCAAAGCAAGGAAAAAATGAAGGTGGTATTTCTGTTGGATCAAAAGAAGGATATTATCAACTACTGCATGGAACTGAGGCTATCATCCCAATTGAAAATTATCATACTGCATCAGGGGGAGATCCTTTTAAAAATATACCTCAAGATATAATTAATTATATTACTAGTAAGTCTAAAAAATATCAAATGGCTTTGAGCTCTATGCCACCAGAAATTATTCAAGTACCAATGCCAATACTTCCACCACAGATTCAATATGTAAATTCTAATTCCATGCCAATAAATATACAAAATGATGCTGAAGAAATGTTAATTAAAACACTGATATATGGTGCTTTAGAATAATGTCATCACATTATAACTATAAAATAATAGAATTTTCAATTGAAACTCCATCAGGATATATTGATCTATCTTCAACTGTAACAGCAATAGATTATATTGAAAATATTTTATCTCCAGCAACTTATGTTACAGTAGTAATTACAAATACTAGTGGATTATTTTCTAAATTAAAATTAAGAGGTGGTGAAAAAGTTAGATTAATCATAGAACAAGATGCAACCAAATTAAAATTTTCTTTAGATGATAATAATACTTATTATGTTTATAGTATAACTAATAACACTTCAGAATCAACAAGAGAATTGTTTATACTAGATCTTGTTCCTGAAGAAATATTTTCAAATGAAACATCAAGAGTCTTTAGAAGATATGATAAAACTTTGGATGATACAGTAACTAAGATATTAAAAGAGGAATTAAAAACTACTAGATATCTTAGTAGTAATATAGAAAAATCTGTAAATGCATATTCATTTATGGGAAATGCTAAGAAACCATTTACTGTATTGAGTTGGATATCACCAAAAGGTATTCCACAAACACCAAGAGGGACTTCATCTCCTGAGGCTGGAACTGCTGGATTTTTATTTTATGAAAACAAGGAAGGATATAACTTTAAAAGTGTAGATTCTTTATTTGATGAAAATAGAAACCCTAAAGTAACATATAGTTACAGTGAAATTGTTCCAGGACCTTCAGATCCAAGATCAAATTTTAGAATAATTACTACTCCAACATTTTCAAAAAATGTAAACATAATTGATAATTTAAGAATAGGAATGTATTCTAGTCTTAATTATTTTTTTGATACTAATACTAGAAAGTTTTATCAGCACACATATAAGTTATCTTCAAGTTATAATATCATGAATCATGCAAACAAAGATGATTCTCCAGAAATACCTAAAGGACTTCAAGATTCTCCATCAAGATTGATGGTAAAAATGTTGGATAATGGACAGATGGATAAGTCAGGTAAGCTTGAAAAACCAGACAAGAGAATGGAATATCAAGCTCAAAGTGTCTCTAGATATAATTTATTGTTCAGTCAAGCATTAGGTATAACTGTTCCATTGAACTTAAATCTAACAGTTGGTGAAGTTATTAATATAGAGTTTGGGAAAACCACAAAAGAAAACTCACAGAAAGGATTAAGAGATAAAAATAAATCTGGTAAATATATTATAAGTAAATTGAAACATACTTTTACAGGTACAAAAGCTCTTACTGGAATGGAACTAGTAAGAGATTCTTATGGAGTTGCATAATGCTATTAGAACAAACTTTAGTTAATCCTAATTTTATAGGGAAGGATGCCTTCAGATGGTTTGTTGGTATTGTAACTAAGTATAAAAATACTGAGAATGGATATAGAGTAAAGGTTAGAATTATTGGACATCATCCTGATGTTGCTTCAATTGTTGCTGATGAAGATCTACCTTGGGCACATGTTTTAGTACCATTAAATATGGGATCAGGTGAAGGAGGATCTGGAGTTAGTTTTAATCCTAGAGGATCTGAAACTGTCATTGGATTTTTCATGGATGGTGATGATGGTCAACAACCAGTAATTATAGGATCTTTATTTTCAGGATCAAGTATTGAACATCCTAATAGTTTTAATGCAGGAACTAATGGATTTAAACCATTTAAGCCAGAAAAATCTATAATAAATCCATCAAATCAACCAACAGAAGGACAGCCAAAAGATTCAGGTATTCCACTTCCAACTGGGAGAACTGCAGATAATAAAGAAAGTAAAAAACAAGCAGCAACTAAACAAGGAACTGCACCTGTAGTTACAACAGTATCTGCCTGCAAGTCTGGAACTGATGTTATTTCATGGATTGCTAAAGCACTTAGGAAATTTGTATATTATTTAAATACAATTCAAAATTATCTTAATAATTATATTAATCCTGCTTTAAATTATATACAAAATATTCCAGAATTAATTCAAGACATTACAACTGCTATTGCAGATGGACTATCTCAGTATATAAAAACAATTAGAGATGCTATTATAGAACAAATTTATAAAGCACTTAAAGGTGTTATTGAAAAGTTTTTACCCAAAGATTTAATTCTTGTTAAAAAAATCGCAACTGATAAAGTTGTAGATGGAATTTGGTGTACTTTTCAGAATATTTTAAAAAAGATTTATAAATTTGTTTTTGATTTTTTAGGTCAAATGATTGGTAAAGTTATAAGTATTCCTTTATGCGCAGTTGAATCTTTTGTTGGTAGCATGATGCAGACAATTGGAAATGAAATTTCTGATGCAATCTCTCCAGCACTTGAAGAAATTACTTCTATTTTGGGTCAAGGTGTTGGGCAAATTGCAGGATATGTTTCACAAGCAATCAATTATGCAAAGACAGTACTATCATTTTTTGAATGTGAAGGTCATGCATGTAAAGAAGAATTTGATTATGAGATGAATAAAGGATATGTTCCTAAAGGATCTGTTAATTTTCAAAAAATATTAAGTTACTCTCCAGCACAAGGGGCAAGAAATCTATTCTCAGATAGCGATAAACAATTTGCTAATTGGTTAGGTGTAAATAGTGGAGGATCTCCAAGTGATGATATTCTTTCTAAGTTGGGACTATCCAAAGAAAAATTTGCAGCATATTCTGAGTGTGATGGAACAACTCTGATTTGTGGTCTTCCAAAAGTTACTTTCTTTGGTGGACTTGGTGGAAGTGGAGGATCAGGATCAGTAGTAGTAGATGCTTTGAATCAAATTATGGGAGTAAATGTAACAGATTTTGGATCAAATTATTCTACTGCACCAAATGTATATTTTGAGGATGCATGTAATAATGGTGGAGGTGCAAGGGGAACTGTAATACTTAAAAATAATCAAATTGATAGTGTTTATATGGTTAGTAATGGATATGATTATCTTGGACCAACAACAGACCCATCAGAAAATCCATGCACAGTAAATCCAATTGGAGATGATGGGTTTGAATATACTGGATATGTATCAGATGTTATTATTGTTGGTACTGGAATTGGATATTCTGTGGATAATTTAATTTATAATATCTATTGTGATTCTGGAGTGGAAATATATCCTATTACTGATCCAGATGGTAGAATTGTTGATACTAAAATTGTTAATGGTGGAATTATTAGAACTGTTCCTGAGTTGGCAATAAATAATACTGCAGGAAATGGTGCAATTTTAATTCCTGTTCTTAAATTTAATAAAGTTAAAGATTCTGTAGTTAGTGATTTTGAGATTAGGAAACCATTGAAAAAAGTAATTCTTTGTGGAGATAGTTTGAAATGATACCAAAAAGACCAGAAGATAAGGAGTCTACAGGATTTGTCATCAGTGATCCTCAAGATGGGACATTATTCATTGGTGAAGATATAAAGACCCCTAGAACCAGACAAGTTGAATTGCACTCACAATCTGGATCTCATCTTAAACTATTTAAGGATGGTGGATTTGAAATTCATGGTAATCCATGTGTCACTGCAGATAATATTGATAGTAATGCTAGTGATGGATTAAATATAAAATCATCTGGAAAAAATTTAAGAATAGATGCTGGAAATGGAATCTTAACATTAGCAGCAAGAGAAATCAGATTTGAATCTACTGCTGCAGATGAAGCTTTTATTTTTAGATCTGCTCAAAATATAATTATTGAAGCAGGAGATAGTATTAGATTAAATGCTGCAAATATTGCAATTGGAGCTAAAAATAAATTAGTTTTAGCATCAAAAGGTCCAATTTATATTAAAGGGTCTGGTGGTGTTACTATTATTGAACCAAAATCAAATTTAATTCCAACTAATTTGGGAGAGTTTGTGGACAAATTAATAGAAACAGTTTGTTTTGGAGGATTATAGTGGCATATTTAAATTACATTGAAACAGAAGGAATTCAAGCTGGTCTTGCTGCTTCTCCACCTTTAGGAACATTTGATGTTTGGCAAAGTTTAG